CCATGCGCCAATTCGCTACCTGTCGCGACTACCCGCGAGGGACCCATGGCCATGCGCCCATTCGCGCACATTGTCGCGCTAGATGCTGGTCAAAATTGCATAGCAACGGATGACACTATTTAAACGTGACAATTCAACCGGCTTGCTTTATTCTGTAGTCGTTCGATAACACAACACACCGGAGATAGCACAGATGAAACCTTATGCTCAGTACGATTCAAACGGCAAACTCTGGAAAGCCGGTAAAACTATTTATGGCCTTTGCGCTGCATATAACCATGCGACTAGTCCATCACGATTAATGACTAGCGATGAACATAAACGCTCTAACATCTACGCTCGCGCAATCCGCAATCGCATGAAGCGTTTGGAGTTTCGCTACGGTATCCACTACACCGAAATGTCAAACGGTGCATGGTGGCCTTGCTCTGTAAAAAACAAGTAACCAAAAAAAGGAATAGCACAATGAACCGCGAACAATGGTTAAACGCCGCACTTGAAAAAATGCGTCCAATCTTTGCAGAGAAAGCAAACGCCACGATTCCACACGATGCCCGCGTATCGGTTGGGTTTCCTGGCGGCGGTAGCGCACGAAAACGTATCGGCGAGTGCTGGACGCGCAAGCAATCGAGAGACAATGTAAACGAGATATTTATCTCGCCCGTGTTGTCCGATCCTATCCGTATGCTTGACGTTCTGGCACATGAGGCAATCCACGCGGTGGACGATTGCGCGAGTGGACACGGGAAAGCATTTAAACGTGTGGCCGTTGCCATTGGTTTAACTGGCAAGATGACTGCAACGGTAGCGGGACCAGAATTGCTGGCAACCTTGCGCGAGATTGCAGACTCGTTGCCACCGCTTACTCATGGCGGGATTGACCTAAGCAAGCGCAAGAAACAGCCGACCCGTTTGGTCAAGTTAGAGTGTGACGGGTGCGGAATGATCGTGCGAACAACCACGAAATGGCTGGTTGAGACTGGCATGCCTTCTTGTGCATGCGGTCATACCTTCCACGGCTAACAGGTACGGGGCGGCGGGTGTTGACCTACGCCCCTAACTTGTGACAAGATGCACCAGTCGAAACACTAAACACGGGAGATAGCACAATGCAAGCAATACGAACCAGATACCACGGACCGACCAACGTGCGCGGCTCGCGCATTATCGCCAAGTGTGAGGGCGGCTCCTTCACGATGTCATACAACCACGCGATCAGTCTGGAGGGCAACCACGATGCAGCGGCGCGTCTACTACTGGAAAAATTAGGCTGGCCTAACGTCTATTTCGGCGGCGTGTTTGAGGGTGATTACTATTGGGTCGCGGAAACGAGCTGGCACAAGACTTGCGCCCGTGAATACGCGATGAAAACTAAAGAAACCGCCGCCGCCTAAAAACAATTTAAACGAGTGCTATCGGGCGGGGACTGCTAACCCGCCTTTTTTTCGTCCTCGATTTCCCCGTCAATCGTGATGCCCTTTTCAAGCGCACCCGCAAGACCCGTGAGGATCGCGGCGCGGTGTTCAATTTCGATGGGGCCGCCGTCTTTGCCGGTGAGTTCCAGCGCGTTGCGCTCTGAGAATTTCCCGTTACCTCTCGTTTTCAAGAGAAAGATCGCGGCGGTATCTGAGCCAGATAGGGCGCGTTGGGCAAGGCTTGTGCTGATCTGGTTGACCATTCCCGCCTGTCCTGTTTCGAGTTCGTGCTTGTAATGGTTGTGGAGAGTGTCGAGGCCCATCTTGAGAACACGGCAGATTGTGTCCTGCGTCATTCCCGCAAACACCATGTTTGCCACCGTCTGCGCCACGGCAGGGTCGGGGTGTCGCCTGTTGTCTTTTAAGGGTGCTATGGTTGTAGTGGTGTGGTTCACTACAACACCATCATTCGCATTTAAATCGCTTTTGAGCGTCTCCGTAGCCACCCCGTTACCTACCCCGCGCCCCTCTGTCGCCGTAGCCTCTGCTGACTTCTCCGTCATCTTTACGCGCTCCCTTGCTCTAGCCCGTAGCCTAAGGGTGATCACCCACCCGAATTAGGGGCATCATATCATTCGTTTACTATCCTGCAAATTCTTTCAAAAGTTCAAAAGCGGGCAAATGAAATTTATCATCTCATATTTGCGCTCGTAACCCCTTGATTTCAAAAACAGCCCCCCTCTTATAAAGATTATATTTTTTTATTATATATCTTTCTACAAGAGAGAGTGTGTGCCTCCCTCTGTGGCGGCGTAGCAACACTTTTGAGTGAGTTTGTGTGTATATCGTATGCAAGAAAGAATTTGAAAGGTGAGAAAAAATTTTTCTAAATTTCAATTTAAATTACAAGGACATACGAATGCGTTGATCATGCAAAAGGCCCAAAAGCAAGAAATATGAACGAAAGCAAGAATTCATCGTAAAAAGCAAAGCAAATTTAGCAATCAAAGTTTGACAATGAATTTTTGTCTCTGTATCCTTGCCGCTGACTGTTTACTACCTCGGAGGATTTAAACGTGGCGAATACGTCTTATTACTTGGAAGCCTTACTTCAGTTCGATTCATTGGCAACGGTCAGAGAGATCCACGACAAAGCGCGGGAGATGTTTGGCGAGGCCGTAAAGGGGGATCGGGGATCGTGCCGTCTCTCGCTCGACCGTCAAGTGGCTCACGGCAGAGCAAAAAAGGTCAACGGTAAGTACGAGGCCACGCGCCTTGGGTTTGACCCGATTAGCGAGCTAACAATCAAGATTCGCGTGTTGGAAACAAAGGTCGGCACGTTGGAGGAAGAAAACAAAAGGCTGCGCGAACAGTTGGAGGGCGCACAATGAGCGCACGAGGAAGGCCAAACATCTACGTTGAGATTGTGCGGGATTTAGGTGGCACGGCCTCTGCCAATGAGATTTTTGTTTACGGCTCGAAGAATGCGCGGATCAAGTGTTCGCTCACGAGTTGTCGCGCTGCGATTGCGGGGAATATCCGCAACGGCAATTTGATCGGCAGCGTTCACGGCAGAATCTCAATTCCAAGGGGAACGCCTGTCCCTCTGGGATATTCGCGCTCTGCAAAAGACTTCCTGCCCCAACAAATAGTTGAGATTACGGATCGTCTGAGCGCGATTGAAAAGCGTTTAAACGATCTGGAGATGAAACAAAGGCTAAACTTGCCTTTTTAGTCTCCATCCACCACGCGGTCGCTTGTGTGTTGACATCATGCAAGCGGCTTGCGTAATCTATCAATAACAACAACGGAGATGGCACATGACACAACACACACAAGGCCCATGGATTATTACTAACGGTCGCTGCATCTACGGCAACGGTGACTTCATAAAGCCTTTCGTTGCTTCTGTTGAAGATGATCACAACGATGCAGAGACGGAGGCAAACGCTCGTTTAATTGCAGCCGCTCCAGACTTACTGGCTGCGCTGCAAGCAATAGTTACCGGCAACGTCTACGGCAACCCAACACAATGGAATCTCGCCATTGACCGAGGAATTGCCGCCCTCGCCAAAGCCACGGGAGAAGCCCAATGAGCTACCGCTGCTCCAACTGCTCCCGCCAATTCGACGAGCCGCAATTCATCTGCGAGCGCGAGATGATCGACTACGGCATCGGCAGACAATGGGTGACGCTTTTCGAGGGCAACGTCTGTCCTTACTGCGAAAACACCAACTACGTTGAGGTTGATGAAAACGGGGAGGAGGTTTAAATGGAACTCATCCCCCCGCCGCGCTTCCCGAAGCGCAAAGCCACGAAGGACGAGGCCAAGCTCGTCAAGCGGTTGTCTGATTTGATTGCCTACTGCAACGACACCACACGCCCGCTCCCCGAAGGAGCGACAGTTGAACCGATACCGGCTGCGGAGCCGGAATTTAAACAACAGGAGACATGAGATGCACTACCAATACGAGATTGGACAACGAGTCATGTGGTCTGGGACATGGGGAACCGAACCCCCTAAACCCGCCACGATTACAAGCTTGACCGACAAGCGCGGCAAGTTGGCTTACATACTTGATAACGACCATTGGGCTTACGAGTACCAACTGCAAACGATTGACGCGGATTTCCCGCAGGAGGCTGCATGAGCGAGAAGTACTACACCTTCACCGTTCCCGTAGTGAGTTACGGTGTTCGACTGGTTTTCGTCACCGCTGAAAACGAACAGGAAGCGCGTGAAAAACTGATTGACAAGGATTGGGCCGATCACGAAGACAGTTACGACGAAGAAGAACACGATTGGCGTGACGTTGTAATGCACGAGGTAGAGGACTGCGAGGAGGCCGCATGAAAGGTAAAGACGCTGAACACATTAAGATTTTTGGCTGCACCGAAGAACAAATGCGCGAGGAGGTTCAGAAGAAACTAGCCTTCCAGCGCGGTAATGGTGCGGCGATGATGGCATTGAGTCTGTTGGGGGACGCACAAGACGAAATTACATGGGGCGATATTAAAGACGCACGACAGGCGATAAATCGCGCCCAATGGATTATTTCGGAGTATTTAATTAAAGATGCGGAGGCAGCATGAAGACTCACTTTTATGTCGGCGCGATGGAGTCCGACTACGCAACCATCCACGGGGAGCGTAGGGAAGTGGAATTTCTGACACGCCTTGATTGCGTATTGACTGCAAATAACGAGAAAGAGGCCGAGCTTATTGACAGTCTATTGCGTGCCACAGAAGACAAGGAGTTCATACGATCAGACAGTAAGACGCTGACGCTTGTCGCCTTGAGCATTTTGAACCAGAGGGAGGCCGCATGAAAAAGCGCAAAGTCACCGACCGCAAACCCGCCCACGATGTTCTCTCGCTTGACAATGACATCAAAGTGGCTGCGTTGCTCACCACGGCTGCGATTGTCACCAACCGTGACGATGCCTCTTTCTTTCTGACTTCACTTGCGGAGTCGATCATTCGCGCACTTCCGAAGCCTTTGCAAACTGGCGCGGAGAAGCTCATCAAGAAGGACGCGCTCAAGTTGCTCGAAACGATTGACGGCAGCGCGAAGCCTAACAAGCGGAGGGCCAAGGCATGACCCCCACCGACTACGAGATCGCCGCAAACATGGCGTTCCTGCTCATCCTCTTTGCCGCTCTGGTCTTTATCTTTCGGAGGCACTTGTGAACCCGCTCAATTTAAACCGACAAGCCCTATCGCAACTGATCTGGCAGCGCATCTTTGAGAACGCGCAGATGGTCGAGTACGTCCGTCCCGAGATCACCGCGATGGCGCATGACTTGGGCCGCTTGGAGGCCAAGGCCGAAAACCCCACCGGCAGCATCTCTGTCTCGTCCATTTGGGCTTTGACGGCTACGGCGTACTACTTCAAGCCCAAGACGGTGGTGGAGGTCGGCACGTATATCGGTCGCTCCACCTACGCGCTCTCCGAGGGCATGACCCTTGCGGGGGTGGACGAACCGCTGATCTACACCTGCGATTTAAACAACGATATTGCTTTGGAGAACGACCCTGCCTTCACAACATCCTCGACGGAAATCTGCCGCTATCCCCGCCAGAGCAGCACCGAAATGTTTGAGGACGTTATATCCAAACGGATACTGCCCGACATGATCTTTCTAGACGGTCGGCTCCCCGAAGGCGACGTTGACCTCATCAAGACGCTAAAGCACCGCGATACGTTCTTTGCCTTGGATGACTTTGAGGGGCTGGAAAAGGGCGTTGCGAATTATTCTCTTTTGCAGCGACTGACCCCGCCCTTCTCGCACATTCTGGTCTACCCGCCAGATCGGGAGACGCTCGCCCGCTTTGGGCTGCGGGATCAATGCACGACCGCGCTCATCCTTCCGAACACTCTTTTTAGACTGACGGCGCAATAACCATGGACAAATACACACCCGCACATGAGTACGTTAACAAGCTCATCGAGGACGAGATGCGAGCGATTTATCGCCAGATCTACGGAGCCGGTTTCTTTTGGGGCTTCGTAACGGCGCTGACGGGGGCGGTTGCGTTCTTTCTGATGAAAGCCTAGACTCAAGCCGATTGCACAATAAGGAGATAAGCACATGACACACGAACAAATGCCTGATTTGAACGACGAGCAGATTCAAGAGTTAGACGCTGCGATGTCTGAATTTGTGGAGTACGAGAAGCAAATGGCGCGGCAGGAGTTGGAGCGTGAGGTGGCGAGAGCTGCACAGCGCACGACCCTGCAATATGCGGCGGCGTTCGATCACTTTGCGAGACTGATATTTAAATGAACTTTCGCGAGCAGTACGGCCTTGCCCCGAAAGCATCGCCCCGTTGCCCCGATTGTGGCGTTGAGCATCGTGGGCGGTGTTTCTTTCTGAGGAGTCAGAACTACCGCTCAAAAGTCACCCCAGAACAAATGGAGCAATACCGCCGCAACTTTGCGATGCGCAAGTTGATTAAACGATTTGGAGAATTCGTCGATGAAGCAAGACGTACCGATTGATTCTGACGAACGGGTTGCCAATGCCGCCTCGCCCCCGACCGAACGACAGCGGTTGGTCGAGCAGATCGTAGCGTTGCAACGGCAAATCTATTTACTGGAGCGCAAACTCAATGAAATGGATCATCGAGAAGCTTTTAATTTTAACCGGCCACCGTCTCGCTAAAGCCGATTGGCGGTGGGTGCCCCCGCCCAACTACCGCTGCTCACGCGGCAAGCAGACGAATGCTAAATATGGAGATTACTGGTGAAAAAGATCATCGCAATACTGGCTCTTTTGGCATCGGGTAGTGTGCTTGCACAAGACGCCCCGACGATCATTGGGTCCATGAAGAACAAGGAGAACGGTCAGATCGTATTCACGACCGATCAAGGTCAATGCAAAGACGGCACGTTACTCACCTACATCGAGGGCAGCGGTGGAAAGATTTATCTCGTCGGCTGTTGGCGCAAGGTCAACAACAAGGTGTTCGTGGTTTGGTCAGACGGGGACATCTTCTCGTACGACATCGAGAACATGAACTTCACCCGCGAGTGGATGGAATACAGCAACCGCTGAGGCACCCATGAGACACAAGGAATACATGATCGACCGTTTAAACGACGAGATCGAGTTGCTCCGTCAAGAAAAGACGCGGATGCGGATGGAGTTTGACCATCAAGAAGGCGAACGCACCATTGGTGAGATCATCCTGTGCATCATCATGTTCGCAGCGGGGTGGGCGTTGGCGGTGGCACTCGCATGAAAATTGAAATCGACGCCGACATCACAGAGCAAGTGACGCTCGCTCAGTTGCAGCACGCTTTGAAGGGACTTGACCTGTCTTACAAGCAGCGCAAGAAGAACAACAAGATCATGTTCTTTCACACCAACAGGGCAACGGATCTTGCCGAGATCAAGCGGCACATGGACGCATTTAAATTGGTTATTAGTTACTACAAGGTACCCGTATGAACCGCGATCACATAAAAATGCTTTTGAACATAGCCATTACCGCAAGCAACACGCAGGTATGGACTGTTACTCAGGAGCAGTTGGAACATTTTGCCAATCTCATTGCTAAAAATGAGCGGGACAAAGTGGAAGCTGAATGGAGATATTTAATGGTAGATGCACGTAAAGCATCCGAGCAAGCATTGGAAGCATTAGAGAATGTGAGAAAGCACGACATTGAAAATTTGTACGGACTAGATAAGGTCATTTCCGGCTTTCGCGCATCGTTGAACATGGGACCATTTAACCGAGGTGACTGGTGACCCGCGACGACATCACTGATGAGTATCCGTTTCTTGAGCAACGCGAAGAATACATACCTATCTGTAGGGTGAGGGTTGCTCCAGTGGAGTGTCTCGGCAGGATAATAAATTATCAGGTTGAGGTTTTGCCAAAAGGAAAGTGGGCTTGGCTGGATTGGAACTGGAAGATCGTTGGCAGATTTTCAAATGAAAAAGAAGCGCGTGAAGAAGCCAATTGGCGTCTTATAAATAAAGAGTTTTATTGCAAGACTTACGTAACAAACGAGGTGAAGTTATGACCCGCGACGACATCATTCGGATGGCGCAAGAAGCAAAGTTGTCAAATGAGATTGGTGCATTTGGCTACCCGTATTTGCCAGAACTTGAACGCTTTGCAATTCTTGTTGCCGCAAAAGAGCGGGAAAATTGCGCTCAGGTGTGTGAAAGCATTGCAGAAGAGTATGCATTTGAGACGCGCAGCCCTGATCCAATTTATTGCGCCGCCGCTATTCGTGCAAGAGGAGAGGAGAGTTCTAATGGCTAAGTTACCGTACACATTTACCATCTACCCTGATCAACCTAACCCAAAACAGGTCACTGCAAGTTGCGTTGAAATAGGTCTGTTACTTAAACACAGGGCTGATGGGGATCTAACCATCAGAAACGACAAAAAATATATCTGGGACTCATGGACGAACAGTTCTGTAAGTAAAGCAGCAGTTAGGGAAGTGACGGGTGGCGTGCATGAAATGATTGAAGATATGTTTAGGAAAAACAAACAAACAAACAAAAAAGATGAGCAAATTATGAACGATTTACGTAAATCCGCTGAGATGGCATTGGAAGCGCTGAAAGAAATTGAATGGAGCAACAACAGCGAATGGCAACGCTACCGGGCGAGCGCGGCAAAAAGAGATTTGAACGCCGTACTTGAACAAGAGCGGGGTAAAGCCACGCCTATGAGTGCGCACGAGTTTGATTCGTGGATAGTGAAAGCGTGGGGAGAGTGCCAAGAAAAAGCGTGGAGGGAAGGAAAATGACCTACGACGACATAACCGACCTTGAGCTACTTAAACTTGCTGCGAAGGCGGCTGGAATTGAACGAGATGAGGATGGAGAGTTTTGCATTCAGCCCCATCAAGACGATTGCCGTTGGTGGGACGATGATTTCTGCACCTGCGGCGCAATTTGGAACCCACTTGACGACGACGGCGATGCGCTGCGATTGGCGGTGAAGTTGGGTTTTTGCGTGAACATTAAAGAACGGTGCGTGGTTGCAGGAAACTCACCAACAAATGATTGGCAACAACCACACGGGGACGACCCATACGCCGCCACACGCCGAGCGATTGTGCGAGCCGCAGCAGAGATTGGGAGGAACATGAAATGACTTTTAAACAACTTGCCTCAAGTCACTGCGGGTATTGGATTCTCCCAGGTTCTACCTCGGCACAAAGCGTGCGGTTTTACATGACGGTCAAGCCCAACTGGCTGCACCGCACGATGATGCGTGTTTTGCTTGGTTGGGAATGGAGAGATGGAAAATGACCCGCTACGACATTATTCGAATGGCGCGAGAGGCTGGCTTTAGTGAGTGGGCTGTTGGCTTGTCTGAAATGCCCGCACATCTTGAGCGCTTCGCCGCCCTCGTTGCCGCAACCGAGCGGGAGCGCATGGATCTGAATGCCATTCACACCTGCCACGCGGAATGCCAGAACCCTTTCTGTGTACGAGTGCGCGAAGCCGTAGCACATGAGCGAGAGCAATGCGCGAAGTTGTGTGAAGAATTAGAAAATCAACGTATTAATTCATCGTCCTTAAGCGGGATGATTTTTGGTTCTTCCGCAGAAGAATGCGCCGCTGCCATCCGTGCGAGGGGAGAGACATGTTAAAGATTACCCGCGAAATAACGTGCGACTTTTGTAGTGAAGTCTTTTTCAGAGACGATTGGACGTTAGCCTTTAACGACATCATGCCAACTTCGCCACAAGAAAACCGAATTGGGCGGAATTACGCTTGCGATGATTGTGTTGCTGCTGCTAAAGAAGCCGCCGCCATCCGCGCAAGAGGTAACGAATGACCCTCCCCGTCGCCGCCTTCTTGAACAAGGACTACCAGCTTCTCTTTGATTCTGAGCAGCGGTTTAAATCCTTTGCGGCTGCGGTAAGTCATATCGCCAAGGACTTGCAGATCAATACCGCCCACGGTCACGCGACCTTTCACGATGACTTGTTGGTGTGGTTTCGCAATCTGTTCTTTCTAACTGACGAGCGGTTTCAAGCAGCGTTCAGCGAGTTTAACGAGGACACGACCCTCCGCGCTCGCATGTGGCGCATCTACAACTTGTGCTGGGCGTTGAATCAGGGCTTGAACGTAGCCGGAGATGTCGTAGACATTGGCTGCTACGACGGCAAGACGACCAAGGTTTTTTGTAACTACAACAGCCCTGAGATGCTGGGGCGCAACCTTTACATCTTTGACTTCTTTGATAACGCGCCTGAGGAGTCCCGCAAGGTTTCGCACGGGCCTGATCTGGCAGCGGTTGTAGAGAAGCGGCTCAAGGCATATCGCCCTGTCATCGTTGCGGGGGACGTGACGCAGACAACCCCGGCTGCGTTGCCGGATCGGATTTGTTTTGCGCACATTGATTTAAATTACGCCGAGGCCGAAGCGCATGTGTTCCCCGAGGTGTATGCACGGATGGAGCGTGGCGCGGTCGCGGTTTTTGATGACTTTGGATTCAAGCGTTACCGGCAATCGGCTGAAGCGCACCGCGAGTTCCTGTCGGACAAGCCGGAGAAGATTCTGGAACTCCCGACCGGGCAAGGTCTTTTTATAAAGGTGTAATGATGAGTGTATTTGTGTTCTTTCATGTGGGCGAAGACTTGTCGATGCCGACCAAGATGGTGGGGTCGCTGAAGTCTGTGATGCCTAGCGCAGAAGTGGTGATGTGTACCGACGAGGCGACGCCCAATGTTGAGGGGGTCAACGAAGTCAAGCGCAGCAAGGGTGACGCATCGGAGATGATGTACTGGCGCACACGGGCATTTGCCGAAGCCAAGATCACGCGCCCTGCGATGTACATTGATACGGACATGCTATTCGTGTTGCCTGTGAATCCGGCTGCGTTATTGGCAGAGCGCGAGGTGATCTTCTGCCGCCGCTCGTTTGATCGGGACGCGGGGTTCAACGGCAAGCAGCGCGATGGGATGTTCAAGCAGTACGACGGGATTCCTTTGGGGGTGCTCTACCCCTACCTTGGCTGCGCGACCGTGACCAAGAACTACCATGCGTGGAAAGCCATGACGCTTTTGATGGGGCTAATGAACCGGAACTTGCGCTCATGGTATGGCGATCAAGAAGCCCTCAAGGTGTATTCGCAGATCCTGTACCCCGAACAGGTGGGCGAGATGCAGGAGCTCGACTATGCTTGCCTGCCCGACAAGGCTCCCGAGGGGCATGTCCCCCACATCATGCACTTCAAAGGTGCCGCTCGTAAGCAAGCTTTTTTGAATTCGTTTTAGGAGACAAGGATGAGCGAAGAATTTGATTATCTGAAACTGCCCGAAGCCAAGCAGGAGGAAGAGGTTTGGTGCACGATTGGCGAGGAAGGGAAGCTCGATGTATTTAAATGGGACTTCGTGGAGCGACAGGCTGCGGCGTATGACCGGCATCCGGCGAATCTGCCGAGAGATAACGCGCAGATCATTTGCAAGTTAGCGGTGCTCATTCGTGAGCAGACCATTGAGAACTGTATGCGGGTGCTTGACAAGTACAAGGAGCACACCGTTGATAGCAGCGTGATCTTTCTAAAGGAGCCAGAGGTTGATAATGAGTGACGAAGGCTTGCGGATCTTTGTCGGCTGGGACAGCCGCGAGGATATTGCGTATCAAGTCTGCAAGCGCAGCATTGAAAAGCATGCGTCGATCTTGACGGATGTGCGTCCGATTAAGCAGTACGAGTTGCGTGGGCAGCGGGTGTATACGCGGCCTGTGGATACGATGTCATCGACTGAGTTTTCATTCAGCCGTTTCTTGACTCCATATCTCGCGGGGTACACCGGCTGGGCGGTCTTTGTAGACTGCGATTTTTTGTTTCGCGGGGACGTTGCGGGACTGCTTGATCACGCCGACCGGACAAAAGCGTGCATGCTTGTAAAGCACGACTATCGGCCTACCGAGGCCGTCAAAATGGACAACAAGCCGCAACATCAATATCCCCGAAAGAACTGGTCTTCGATGATGCTTATCAACTGTGCGCACCCACAAGTCAAGGCGTTGACTCCGGAGGTCGTGAACAGGGAAACTGGTATGTTCCTGCATCGGTTCCAATGGCTGACCGACGATGTGATTGGCGACCTGCCGATTACTTGGAATTACCTAGAAGGTTGGTACACGAGCAACGACTGCCCGAATCCACAGGCGGTGCACTTCACCCGTGGCGGTCCATGGTTCATGGACTATAAGAACGTCGAATACGCCAACGAATGGAACCGCATTGCGGCAACGATATGAAACTGACCAAGAAAGAAATCATTGCGGAAGTCGAGAAACGCTTTCAAGCCAAGCGGTATGACGATGCGCTCGACTTGTGTAACTACGGCATCGCCAAGCATCCGACGAGTGGGATTCTGCACCGTGCCAAGGCCAAGCTCCTTCAAACGATGGGTCGGTTTCGTGAGGCGATCAAGTCTTACACGCTCTTGACCGAAGCCAATAACACGTTAGCGGAAGACTTTTACAACCGGGGCATGTGTCATAACGAACTGCAAAAGTACGAAGAAGCGATTGCGGATCAGACCGCTGCCCTCAAGGTTGACCCGAAGTACCACATGTCGCACATGCAGCGTGGGGCGGCGTACTGGGAGCTGCGGCAATGGGATAAGGCGTTGGAAGACTTCAAGGCTGCGAAAGAACTTAGACCCGACGACCCGAACTCCAACTGGATCTTGGGGCTGCTTGCGCTACAGATGGGCGACTTCAAGACGGGGTGGCCGAACTATCACACCCGGTGGCAGAGCGAGCGATTTAAATCACCGCGACTGACGACGAACAAGCCCGAGTGGACGAAGACAAGCGGAGCCAAGAGCGTCCTTGTTTGGGGCGAGCAGGGCATCGGGGATCAAGTGATCTATGCGTCGTTGCTCCCGGCTGTTCGCGCCTTGTCAAAACAAGTGACGGCGATGGTTGAGCCGCGATTGATTCCGCTTTTCTCACGCTCAATGCCGGACATTGAGTTCATCCCGAACAACTCGCAGGTTCCAGCGGATAAACACGATGCGCAGATTCCTTTTGCGAGTCTTGGGGCATCGCTCATTGGCGAGCTGCGGGACATCCCAACCTATGCCAAGCGCAACTTTCTGAAGCCCGATCCAGAGCGGGTGGTTGAACTGCGTAAAGAACTTGGCATCAAGAACGGCGAGTTTGTGGTCGGTATCTCTTGGGTCAGCGCGGCCATCAAGATTGGTCCGCACAAGAGCATGACGCTGACGGACATGCTGCCGATCTTGTCGATGGAGGGTGCTCGCTTTGTCAATCTGCAATACGGTCATGTGAAGCAGGACATCGCAGACTTTGAGGAGAAGTCGGGTATCAAGATTCTTCAGTCAAGCGTAGACAACTGGAAGGACTTGGATGGACTCGCGGCGCTGTGTGCAGCGTGTGATGTCATTGTCTCCATCAGCTCATCAACCGTGCACATGGCCGGTGGCATCGGCGTACCCGTCATGCTGATGGACGCGAACAAACTGTGGTACTGGGGCAACAAGGACTCAGAGGGTCATAGCCTTTGGTATCCGTCTGTGAAGATCTTCCCCCGAGGCAACGTAATTGCGCCGTGGAAGCCACAGATTGAAGCGGTGGCTTACGAGTTGCACACCATGAAGAACAGGTTATGAGTTGGTTCCCAACGGTCGCGTTGGCTGCGGTATGCGTTGCCGCGTCGTGGCTTTTGGGTGGTGAATTGATTGATGCCGTTTTGTTGTACTTGCTTTTGATTCTGATTGACAGAAACTAAAACACTAACACAAGAGGGTTGCTTCATGTACGATAACATATCGCCGCCCGGGGCATGGAAAGAAGAGATGGAAAGAGCACCTTGGGGCTACGGGCAGGAACAGAATAAGCGGGTGCAGGATGCGCTCGCTACGATGCGCCTAAGAAGCATGTGGACCGAGGCGGCAGTGCTTGAGCAAGAGATTACGACGCTCAAGGCGCAGGTCAAAATGATGCAAGAGTTAGCCGATGAAGCTCAGAGATCTCGTTGACGACCTGCGGTTGATCGACAGGGAATGCCAGATCATCATTCACGAGAATGAGTTCTTGCCGTTTGGGCAGATCGCAAACGACGCAGCCGATGAGATTGAAAGGCTGCGCAAAGAAGTGTGGGAACTAAAGGGAAAGTTGAATGCAAAGTCAGATTAAAGAATACCTAGCCGAGATTGGCCGCAAGGGCGGCAAGGCTGCGAAAGGTGAAAAGAAACGCCGTAGCCCCGAGCATTACAAGAAGATGGTCGAGGCGCGGCGGAAGAAGCGCAAGAAGAAGGCGAAGGCCGATGAGTGATCCGGTCAATCATCCTGTTCACTATCAGCAGGAAGGGATTGAGACGATTGACTACATCCGTGCGGCTCTTGGCAAAGAGGGCTTCGTCGCCTATTGCGCGGGGAACATCATCAAGTATGCCAGTCGCCCGAAGAAGGGTAAGTACGCACAGGATTTGCGCAAGGCGGCGTGGTATGCCAATCGGGCAGCGGAGGAACTTGAGAAACTGTAGCCGTTCGGATACAGTCTGATTGTGCTATCTCCTGTTAGGGAGTTCGCCCCGGGTTGAGATTTTCTCCTCGGGGCATTTTTTTATCTGCGGCTTTTATATACGCGGCGGTCACGACCGGGGCCATTGGCCTTGATGATTTCTTCCATGATGTCGCCGGATTCCAAGAGCGTCTGAAGGTACTCGCTCCGGTCCCGTGCCTTCAATCCTTGGCATGCCTTGGCAAGTTGAGTGCTGCTCATGCCTTCGTTCCCTGAGTCACGGATGAGTTTCAAGATCCTCTTGTGCGCCGCTTCAATATCGTTCTCCGCGACTTCCTTGTGCAGCAACTCGGCGGTAAAGTTAAACGACCATCGCGCCAGTTCCGCGCTCATCTTTAGGATGTCGAAGCTCACGACAGGGCTGACGGGATTACGGGCAACGGCTTCGATCATGGCGATCTTGAGAGAAATCTCAGAGAAGCGCACCCAGAGATAGTCCTTGCGACGGGCGCATTCAATCTGCCATTGCTTGAGTTTGTTGTATTCGTCAAAGGCGGTGTCTTCCCATTTAATCATTACGGGGATGACGGCTGACGAGGACACATGGTGCAGGTTCGTGAGATTTCCGATGCCCGCAGGGACCACCGAGGCTGCATCTGTCACATCCTTGAGGATGTCCTCCGGCGGATTCTCGTCTGCTTCGGGAATCTGACTGTCGGGGTATTCATCAAATGGCGGCACAAGCAGGATACGGCTCATGGTGCCGTTGTCGAGCATCTCAAAGTTGAGTGCCTTGGTGAGCGATGAAGGCGTCGTAGTGCCGAAGAAGTTGAAGTTCGGCTGCTTGATGTCAAAGCGTTTGCGGTCTTTGTTGTCGGCGTATTCTTGACCGTGGTAAGTGCCGCCGCTGCTGGAGTACACCTCAAGCAAGGTCTTGATGATGTCCTTTTGGTGGGACGCTGCCATCTTCCCGGTGAGGCTCTGGAGGTACAGACCCATTTCGTCAAGGTGCGAGATGCGTGAAGGGAAGTCGTGCAGCGTGCGTAAGATCGCAACGCCCGATGAGAAGCGGTCGCCGGAGATATAGTCCTTAAGTCCCGCGTTCTCCAGTATTTTCTTGACCTGCTGGCGAGAGTGGTCCTTGCCTGCGCCCGGTGTCGCCACTGCAATTGAGAAAAGATTGCAGCGAGTGCCGAGCTGGGTCATGGCATACCGCCGCCCGAAGAGTGCGCCGAACATGCAGAGCGTATTCATTAGGGCAAACGTCGGCTGCGGTTGCTGGGCGGTGGCCAAGATCCAGCGCGTCACGCGGCCCACGAGTGAGGGACTATCGAACCACTCATGCGGGAAATTAGCCTTGGTGCTACGCGGGAGTTTCTTTTGGTCTACGAGTCCCGTGAGATCAACCCGGATTTCCTTGGTCGGGTTGAGATTTAAATGTGGTGCAGGAACCCAGCCATTCTGCTGGGCGTAGTAGTAGAGCGTCCCGGCTCCGATCT